GCGATTCTACTTGCTTCTTCGATTTCACTTGAGCTAAAGGGATTTCTTCACCCCACTTTTTAACAATCAAAGTTGAACAACCAGATCTTGGAAGAATAAGATTCCATACCTGTTGATTAGTCATATCACTACCATCTTCATTTTGAAAGTTATGCTCAATCATCATTTTTGGCAAATCTTTCATTAAAGCATTTTCATCAAGACTCTTCATTCTTAAAGCTTCATCAGTTGTAGGTTCTCTAAGAACAACATAAAAATCTTCTTCTTTGCTTCCAAAAAACTGTCCAATATTTATTTTTAGATTGAATATTCCTGCATTTACGTCTTTTAAAATCATGTTCGATTTCTCCTTTGTTTTACTGATTCTATAATCAGCGTGATTTAATATCCTCTATCTTTGATAGAAGTTTATAAAGCTTGGCAATGTCCTGCCTTTTGTATTTAAACTCAGACAGAACATTACCAAAAAAGTTATCTATGTCTTCTATGTTTTCAAGCTCTAGGATTTTCCAAACATATGATTCGTCTGAATATATATTTTGTCCATAGAGTCTCATTACTAAAACGAACAGCCAACTCATGACTCTTTCTTTTTTTTCCTCAGTTGTTTTACTGAAATCTTTCATATATTCCTTAGCTTAAATATTCACCGTCTTCTTTGTCTCTTAATGTAATAGTAATGGCTGCATCTGAACCAACTTCAAGAGCTCTAAAAGAAAGAGGAATAGTAAGTCTTTCAGGACCAGCAATATCGTTTGGAGCTTCAGTAATAACTACGTTTCTCATATCTAAAGTAAGAGTGTAATAAGCACCAGTTTCAGTTGCTGTCTTGTGTGTGAAAACAATCTTTGCAGAAAGTTTATCACCAGTTTTGTAATATGTTTCTCTTGATGTGTTAGAAGCATCATCATAAAGTGCTTCAATGTCAAATGTAATATCTCTCTTTTGATAATCAATCTCTGCCATATACTCGGTTCCATCTGCTACGAACAAATCATTCTCAAGATTGTTTGCATAGGTGAAAGCGAATGACTTTGCTGTTGCCATATTAGTTGCGGCTTCTGATCCAGCAGTTCCAAGATAGATTGCCATGTCATTAAAATCCCATGGATTTAATGTAGAAGCAGCAAGTGTTTGAACAGAACCAGTCAATACTTCTTTTTGACCAATGAAAGAGAATGTAGAAGTAAGTAAAGAAGAAGGATCACACTCAAGAGTGAAAGAATCTACTTTCAACCCTGCATAGGTGAACTCATCAGCTTTCTTGTCAACTACTGCTGTTAAAGATGGAAGAGAATCTCCACCCTTGATTGGAGTAAATGCGTGGTCATAAGTAGTTGTTTTTGTTGAAACTAATGCTGCATCCGCTTCTGTACCGAGAGCTGCACCAATCAATAGTCCAATCTTATCTGGGTGAACTTCAATAGAAACATCACCTTCTACTTTCTTTCCAACAACGTTATAATAAGGAGTTGTTACTGCCCCGACTAATGCTTCTGATTCTACAGGTGTGTTGACCTGATGAAGACTGTCATTTAAGAACTCTAACAATACTGTTGGAGTTGCGGCGGTTCCATAGGAGCCTTCAAGACCTATTTGGAACTGTGTATCGTTACCGCTATAGTTTCCCATTATTTTTCCTCCTTGTTTCGTGCTATTTGAACATTGAATGTTACGTCTAGCATACCAACATGAATAAATGTTTGTTGTCTATTCAAAGATGGTGAAAACTCATATCCTTGAATAGCTGAATCTTGAACAAGCCCCTCTAATGAAGGATCATATTCAAATAATCTTTTTAATGCCCATACATATCTTTCACTCAAAGTTTGAAGTTTCTCACTATCACCTCCGGCATTTATACAATAAAAAGTAATAGGGATATAATAAAAATCTGAAGAAGTAGTATCCCTCTCTACCTCAACCCTCCCATATTCCATCATCAATGTAGGAAATACTCTCAATCCCATTATATCAATCACAGAACTTCTTAATATGGACTTAAACATAGGTGTAGTAACATCATCAATAGGATCAAGATATCTCTTGAGATTTCTATCTATATAATCTCTTATACCATCATATATTTGATTTAAAGTCATATAGTCCACTCCTTGTCCAAGTATTCTTGAACACGCTTATTCGTAATATCAACTGCTTCCCTTTCCATAACATACTCAATAGATGGCTTCAAATAACTTCTTTGTGGCATCACTACCTTTTTAGTAGTAATCCACTGATCTTTTATTTTGAAACGTAATGCTGATTTGTTTACAGGAAGAATAATACCACCAAACTCATGAATAGCTGCATACTTGACATTCGTCCCTACTATACTTGAATAATCACTAGTAATCTTGTAGTTTATACTTTTAGCTAATGTACCTGTTTGTCTTTTTAATGTTTGTCCAGATAAATGATGTATAACTGTTCTATTCACTATAGCTTCAGATATAAAGCCTAATATTCTCCTGCATAATGAAGGAGTTTTTGCTATTAGTCTTCTAAATCTGCCTGATACTTGTGAAGTATCTAGTTTATAGCTATATTCTGTCATATCTCAAATACCCTGATAGTGATTCTAATATTTCTTTTTCTGCTTCAGGATTTATACTCTCAGTCACACCTTGCCCATTAGAAACACTGCTCTTTCCTATAACTGTTCCACCACCACCTGTTTGTCCATTATATAATGCTATAAGCTGTAAAGCTGCAAGACGAATATCACCTGGCATATTAGCTTGTGTCCATCCAGCTTTATAACTTATTTTATAGTTGTTATAACCTTTTGTAAACATGTCCTCAAAATATAAATGCGTTTCATCTACAATAATATAATCAGTTTTGGTTTGAGCAACGTTATCTAGTTTTATTGCATCTAATGAAGTAATAGGTCTATTATTCAAATATAAGAAATATCCGCCAGATGAAGAATAAATCTCATCAGTATATGTAGTATCAATGAACTCATATCCCAAATAGTTGCGTATTTTTCTATGTGCAGCAGCTCTGAATATTTTTATATTGTTTTCATAGTTTATATTAGATGGAACATTCAAGCCCTGACTGGAGAGATAGTTTAAAGCCTGATCCATAGTAACCAAATAACTTATTTGCATACCATTATCTCTCCTCTTTTGTTAGATTCGATTTAACTATTATTGGCTCTTTTTTCCTTTTTTGCTTTTCTTTCTCTTGTTTTTCAGCCATTTCTTCTAATATTGAAACTGGTTCATCCTTCTCCAATATAACTTTCATAAACACCTCCTTAGTAAAATGGGTGGGCTTTCACCCACCCAACAAAATGTGTTTATTTAAATCTTACGCTCCGGCTCCAAACATGATTCTCACAAAGTTAGCAGGAAGAGCCACTTTAACAGCAAGTCTTTGTAAACCACGGAATACAACTTGATCATTAGCAAATCTGTAATGCTCTGATGTTCCGATGTTAAAGTTCATTCTATCACCAATGTATACCCACTTAAGATTTCCAAAGAAACCAGCAGCACGGGAAACAGTAGCAGTAGTTCCAACTTTTGCATTGAGATTTACTGGATAGCCAAGAAGATTATATTTATAAGCTTCATTAAGTCTGATAATCTTGGAAGAAGCACCATCTTCAAGAGCACGAATAACATTCCATGCACCATTGGTGAAATACCATTCAGCACCAGCAAGTTGTCTGTCATCAAGCTTACCAACTGCAGCAAGGAGATTATCCTCTGTTAAAAGCTCAGCGAATGTTGGGGAAGCATCAACTCCACCAGTAACTGCTTGAACGTTAGCAGCATATTCAAGACCATCAAACTTGTGGTTTGTAGTATCTGAATCATCACCTTGGAAAACTTCTTCATCGATCTTAAGACCAAAGTCTTCACCCATTTGAGCAGCAATAACTGTAGAAAGAGGATAAACTGGATCGTCAAGATCTTCTTTATTTACAAGAGCAAGACCATAAAGCTTAGCACTGTCAAGAGTGACAATACCAGGAGTTATCTTGCTATCAACCATAGCAGCACCAGCATCAACCCATCCAACAGTGTAGTTTCCAGATGGAGCTGGAAGATCTACTTTGTCTCTAGACATTGGAATAATGGTTGCTTTTTGAAGAGCAATAGAGTTGAGGTATTCGAGACGAACGATTTCACTTCTGAACTCATTTGGTGTCCAGTTAGATACATTGTCTTGAACGTTATCACCAAAAGCTTTTTCGATGCCCTTATAATCTTTTTCATAAACCATGTGAACATATTCATTGAATCTTTTTTCTGTTCTGTCATCCCAATAAGGAGCAAGAGCAGTCTTACCTTGTGCAACTTCTTTTCTAGCTTGTAAGAAACCATAAGAACTACCAACTTGTTTCTCTTCTTCGTTGGAACGAATCATAGCTTGATTCATCTTGGCTTGTTCTTTTTGAATAGCTTCAAGTTTTGCATCAAGATCTGCTTTTAATGACTTTACAGTTTCAGCCATAGCAGATACTTCTTTTGTAGCATTTTCTAAATCTGACATAGTTATTCTCCTATAATATTTTTGATTTTACTAACAAGATCAGTAAACTCTTTAACAAGTTCAACATCCTTGGTCTCTTCTTGTTTAGTTTCTTCTTCTTGTATTGGTTTATCTTTCTCTATTTCTTGTATAAGTTTATCTTGTGTTTCTTTACTATATTCTTTTATTAAAACTTGTGCATTAGCATTGGCAGGGATTGGGGTGAGACTAACCTCTAATAACTCTTGACTCTTGAATGTTCTACCACCATATTCATTATTCTCAAAATCTGTTGCTTTAAATCCTACAGAAACACCCTTTAATATCTTTTGATTTATTAAAGAACGAATAGCATCATGCCATTCACTGGTTCCCTTCTTGGCAAGCTTTGAATATATATAAAGCTTATCACCTCTTATCTCAGCACCTTCAGCAGATCCAACTGGTAGTTCATGCGTTTGGTGTCCATATAATAGTGCACCAGTCTTTAGCCAGTTATTCACACTCCACCCTCTTGCAAGAATAACATCATTATCTCTATCTACTGTTTCATCAGAAGCTAGAATAGATATAACCTCATCATCTACTTCTTTATATTCTTTTATTTCATATGTTTTTTCCATTATTCCTCTCCTTGTTCATAAACTGCATCACCAGATAATATCATAGATCCATCAGTTGAATATAAATAGTTCCATGATTCATTGGCATCAGCTTCTCCAGATATATCTATAGAACCACTTATTTCTGCAGTTATGGATTTTTGTGATATAGGGAAACTTGCCCATGTTTTTGTGCCAGTCATCATATATAATGTTTGAGTAGCTGAATCATACATAACAGTATTCAATGCACTATATGCAGCTGGCCAATCCGAACAAATAAGAGGTTGCTTTGTAAGTTTTCTCCAAGACATTTGAACCTCCTTTTTACCTACCAACTAATAAGCGCCAGGCACCTGTTGCTGTAATAGCTAACTCATAAAATGGTGTTGCCACTGCAATATCAACAGCTTCCCCGGGTTTTACTGTTATAGTTTGACTACCCACTCCAACTGTAGCATCTGCATCACCATCATTTGCAAAACTAAATGTATTAGGGGTTTGAGTTCCACTATATGACCAAGTATCATTTCCAGTTCCACTTGTGCTTTCTATTAAAATCATTGCTCTCCTCCTTATATCTTTTTATTCCATGGATTACAACCAGTCCTATCCCACTTGTTTTCTTTTCTATGAATGTTTGCATGCTCAGCCCTACTAATACATTCAAGATTCTCTAACCGATTATCATCATGATTTTTATTTATATGATGAATGACACATCCCTCAGGTATAGGTCCATTGTTCTGAATCCATAACCACCTATGATATCTCTCATTCACTATACCATCATCTGTTTCAAATCTTATATACCAATCATCATTTATTTTATATGGAATACCAATAGGTCTTCCATCACCCCATCTCCATTCAAAACATTTTTTTCTCATCTCATCCGCTTGATCACCATATTTCTCTTTATAAGATTTACCTTTCAAAGTATTCGATAAACTATTATGCTTTCCAATAACCATACACTCTTTACTACAATATTTTCCAGTTCCATAAATATGTAGCCTATCAATAAGTTTTCCACATTGAGCACAATATTTAGGATGTTCTCTCCTAAACTTTTCAAATCTTTTTTTATTAGCTTCAGAAGCAGCTAACTTTCTCTTTTCTTCAATCTCTGAATCTTTAAATCTTGGCATAGTTTACTCCCGGAGTAAACTATGCTTTTACAGCACATTAATCAAGGTACGATAAAACAATGCAACGGCAGTTACAACTGTGTGCTGGATCCCCGTCACCAGGATACATTACCTTAACTCCATCAGCCAAAGTAAATGCTTGATCCACTTCCACTACTTGACTTATTCTATGACTATCTCTAACTTTCCCATCATGAGAATGCACCCACTGTTTTTTCTTTATACCAAGCTCCTTCATTCCCACAACCCTTCCACCATTATATGCGGCTGTACTCTCAGTTATTGCTATATTCTTTGCTCTAGCCAATGAAGCATCCTTCCATTTAGATGATATTGCTTTTGCAAGCTCAGCTGCAGTAAAAGACTCAGATGATAAATATTCTATAATGGTATCCTGAACAATACGTGGGGATCCAGTAAGCTTTAATCCTCTTGCCATAATAAAATCAACAGCATTCTCAGATGCTTGATTAAAGTTTGCTCCTACACCCCAATATGTTCTATACCTTCCTTTCTGGAATGTCTTTTCTATATTATCTTTCAATGAGTTAAAGAAATCCATCCCCCAATCAAACTTGTTTATAAAGGCTATAAACTTAGTAATCCATTCCTTAGTAATATCCTTCTCATCAACAGGTGGATTAAGCTCAATATATTTTTCTATCTCTTTCCACTTCTCTCTAAAGAAATGTTCTACATCATTAGATATAGCTCTCTCACCTTCTAATAAAGCAGATAAACTTTTCTTATATTCCATATCTAATAAGAAAGCATCATTCACTATACTCTTCTCTTCATTTATTCTTGAAGTCTTTATATAATCATCAATAGCTTTTGAAATATCAACTTCTGTTGTTTTAGGTTCTTCAATAGGCATAGAAGATGATCTATCCCAACCTTCCCATCCTTCACCAAGTTGAAGATCTAATACTTCATTTATAACAGAAAGAGGAACATTCATAGAATAAAGTTTTAATGCACTGTCAAGCTTGGTATTTAAATCATCTTGTAGTTCTGTTATGTCCTCATATCTGAATCTGAATGTATATCCAATATCTCTCTTTAACATAAAGTGAGTGTTTATACTAGACTCAATCAGCTTCATGATGGGTTTAAGAGTGTTATTCCAAAATAACTTCTTTGCTTCTTCAAGATTTGCAAATGTAGATTCAGATGATTTAAGCAACACATGAGGAACACCAAATGCATCCATTACTCTATCACTCATTTTCTCTAATAAGTTGATAAAATCCATGTCTTTAGCAGAGTCAGATGTTCTTATCCATTCTAGTTTTCTTGTTAGGACAGGTGATTTATGTGCACCATTTAGTCCACTATTCCATTCTCTTTCTACAGCATAATCAGCTTCCCGTTTTTGTTGTGGAGTGAGAGGAGCTCCAGATGGATCAACCCAAGCTCCTCTACCAGTAGCTCCATTTTGAAAATATTTAATATTGTAGATTAAAGATGAAGAAGATAGGACTAACTCTTTTATAATAGAAGAGAGGGGAGCAATACCATCCCAAGGATCAACTGGGTGTTTATATCTTATAAATAGAATATCCTCAGGCTCAAATAACTTCTTTCCTTGATATACCCACTTATAAAGCTTACCAGATATGATTTTTGCTTTCATATCTTTGGCATCCAAAACATCCATCATTTCTGGTACTTTATTAGCACCATTTAGAAAAATAAACGCTTTTCCATATCTAGATAAAGACCTTACTATCTCATAAATAAAATCAGTAAGAGAATCTTCATCGTTGATATGATTGAATAGCTTGACTACTTTATCTGTATCGGATACTACATTGCCTTGTTTATTAAGTATTTCAATAGTAACTTGGCTTATATTCTTGGCTAGTTCATCAACACATTTTCTAGTGGTGACATCATAAATATAGGGATCGCCCAGTTTATTATATAATGTTGTTATATCACTGAACTCCCAAGAATCTTGTTTTTCTCTTGATATCATGTCTTCCAATGTTTGGATGGTGTCAGTGTTTTTATTTATGATATCTTGAGCTTGTGTTAGTTTTTGTTCTAGTTGTGTTATTTTATTATTGCCGAATATTGGCATAGGCATCATCTCCTTTTTTTTAGGATATATTATCTTAGAATAGAAGCACCGAACAATGCATGCGAATATATACCATAGCGCATAGCGTCACAGTTTTTAGTAGCTACATCATTAGTATAGTAAGTATAACAGCCCTCAATCTGGAGTGAGTATACTTTTCTTTTTCCTGTTGGCTTTGAGTCTATTATCGTAATCAAGTCGTGCTTGTCTGGCTCTTGGACTGTCATTCTTGCATTTGACTGAGCAATATTTGATTGGTCTTTCCATGTATGATTCAAACTCTCTTCCGCATGTTGTACAGATGTGCTTGAACTTTCCTCTTTCTCTGATCTTCTCCCAAGCTTTCTTGCCTGCTTGACTATATTGCTTATGAGCTTCATCAGGATGTTCTTGTCTGAATCTTCTAAGTGCTTGAGTACCTTTCCTATTCCATTCTTTATTCCATTCTTTAGCTTTCTCACTTTGTTCATGAAGGGTGTGATGAACAGCTTCTTCCACACAGGTAAGGTTAGAAATGTCATTATTGTCTCTATTAAAATCCTTATGATGGATTTGATATCCATTAGGGATTGGACCATTATTTGTAACCCATACGAAAGTATGTGCTCTACTGGTCCAAGACTCTTCTTGAGGATCTCTGAACCTAGACCAATATCCACCTTTTGTTTTCCAGAACTTGACTCCATAGTGTATTTGATACATTGCTTTCTCCTATATATAGGATATATGCAGTGACGCTGTTCGATATAGCCTTGAGGAGTTATAAATCTATGATCTGGTGTAGAGATGATCTTCCTCCCATCTGAGAACAAAGACTCTACTGTCTCTTTCTCTGATACAAATACTTGCTCAACAGCATGAAATGTCTCATCAGTAGTCAGAACAAAATCACCAACTTGTATCTCTGATATCTTTTTATAACCACCGGGAACTGTTATCAATGTATCACCATCTGTACATAAATGGTCATTTTCTTTGACAATACGACCCTTATCATCATAGCGATAAGAGTCCATTTCTTCTAATAACTTGGGAGTTTTTATTCTGCCATCTTTTTTGACCATGAATAGTTGTTTGTATTCAATCTTTGTTCTTATATAATCTATACCAGGAGCTACTGAGTTATCAGCTGGGATTACATTTTGAAAATAGTTATTCAATGCTCCAGCTGCAGGGTCAGCATATCCGATATAACCATATATTCCCCATTTAGAATAGATTGTAGAAGCAAAGTCTGTGATGGGCATTCTAAACGCAGCATATTCATCTAATAAATAAATATTATCACCAGCCCATCCAATCAAAACAGCAGCAAGATTGTTTCCTGTAGAGTCAATCCCAACTGTAAAATATTCAATATTTGGGACCTGTTCATATTGAATAACATTATCCTCTAAAGAGAATGAATCATAAATAGCACCCTGCATCTTTACAAACTCACCTAACAAGAATCTTCTTCTCTCTCTATCAGGCAAACTCTCCAATGTCTTTATATAATCAGCATTCAAGTTATCTATATTATCTTTGGGGTTTATGAATGTAACCCCAATCTCTTTCATATCTATTGGATTACCTGTATCTGGTTCTATTCCCTCTATACATATCTTATGAAGCCAATGAGTAGGAGCAGGTGGGTTGGCATCATATATCATCTTATTTCTGAATCCATCAATATTTTGTGCTAATCTTGTCTTACATATTTTGACAGCATCATAAGAGATTTGTGAACACTCATTCAAGAATATAATACCAAACTCACGACCTAATATTTTTTCTAATCTTTCATTATCATCTAGACCAGCCACATGTATCTCAGATCCATTCTTGAATGTAACACATAATGAAGTATCATTTATAGTGAACAGTGGATCCTCATATAGTTTGGAATAGGATCTTAATACTTTCTTTATTGTTTCTCCCCATATAGAAGCTTTAGCATGAGAGAGGAACTGTCTTGCTATGAGTATTCTTAATCCCGGATGATGAAAACATTGTCTCACGCTATATTCAGTAATAGCATGAGATTTACCAGATCTAGATCCACCTAAAGCAAAAACCTGATTAAGATTCGGATTCTTTAATAAAGTGAGAAGCTCTTTCTGTTTAGGCGTGAATGTTATTCTATTCATCTAAATCTGGTTCTTTTATTAAATAAATAGTTCCTGAGTGTTCGTGTCTTTCTACGTCTTCTTTATTGACTTTCATAATAACATCAACTGCTTTTTCTGGTTTTGAAAGCTTTAGATTAGTTATTATATCTTTCAAATCTCCATAACCCATTCCCATTATATCCCAGAAGAATGGCTTAGTTCTTAGTTTTCTTAGATAACGATTAGCTTGTACCGCTGCAGAATAATAAGTAAGATGTGGTTTGACTTTAAGCATTGCTTTTACTGCCACACCTTCAGTTTCTAATAAAGCTTTCATGAACTTTATTTCTTCAGGCAGTAATCCAGTCAAGTCATAATCTTTTTCTATATCTTCTGGTTTAGCAGGTTTATCTGAAACGTTTAGTTGTTCTTCTATTTTTGGTTTTTTCCTATCAAATAGTCCCATTACAATCCCCCTTTTTAACATCTTTAATGTGATTTTGGTAATGTATTTCACAAACCGCCATCATATTTAATACATCAACCATTTCATCTTCATTTATAGGTGTTTTTATATGTATAACGTGTTGAGCGAATGTAAACTTGTGTTCTTGTAGACATTTTTGGCAATAGACTTGATGTTTAAGAACTAGAGGATGTTTTGCAAAGAATAAATGTACCATTGGATTGTCAAAATCTTTACATAACATATTACATTATCTTATAAAGATTTATGTATTAGATGATAATCCATGTTTGATTGTTGAGACATAGGTTCTTATACGTGTTTGAAATAGAGATCTTTTAGTTGTTTTTACAAGTTCTTTTTTTAGTAATGGATATAGGTTTCTTTTTGTTATGATTTCTCCGTCTGATATGGCTTGTATTATTATTTCGTTGAACTTGAGGAATAGGTCTCTTTTTACTGATGGAGGTATTTTACGTTGGTAGCCAGTATATTTTTTCTCTTGGGTATATTTATTATTTATGATTGAGTCTAGTTGTTGTTTAAGAGAGAATAGGTCTATTGTGTCCTCATGTTTACTTGAGACATCTTCGAATAGTTCTTCAGTTTTGTGTTTATTTTCTTTTATGGTATAGAAGCGGATGGAGCGTTTTGCTACAAGGGAGATATAGTTGAATAGGGTAGTTTTCTTTCCATCTTTATTTATGAACTCAGGATTGAATCTAGTAAGGGCTGCTAAGACTGCTTCGATAGCGACGCCTTGTATATCTTCGAATGGGCAACCGTATTTTTGGAACCTATGGGTGTAGATGACGCCGTTTATTACTTCTGTAGTTTTTCTCCAAAAGTATTCTATTTC